AGCACCATCCCGTTGTTGAAGTGGATGGCGTTGTTCTTGCGCTTGTGCCGGTGGATGCCGGTGGGCATGAGCCGGGCCACCGGTTCGCACTGGTCGAAGAGTTTCTGCAACCGCGCCTCGGAATAGTCTCGGGCATCCTCGTCTGTTTGGTCTAACCACAGTGCGGGACCGGGGAGGTTGGCGATGATATAGCACAGCGTGAGTTCCGGGGCGGTGGTTTTCGACGACTGAACCGACGCGATGATAGAAACGAGCCGGACACGCGGATCGACCAGCGACTCCATGACCTCGCGGATCCACGGCGAGTTTTCCGAACGGAAACGGCCGGGGTTGGGCGAATACGGAATGCCCTCAACATGGTCCTCGCACCATGCCCACGGCGGCCGCCGGTCGGGTGGTTGCCACGCTTCGCGCCAGATGTCGTGCAGGATCTTCATGATTCGTGTAGGCAGCGGAGAACCTCGTCGATGGCTTTCCGGCATTCCCGCTGGATGCCGGTGGCGTCGAGACCTGATAGGATGGGCGGCAATTCATTCTCGAACTTCGCCCGCAGGATGGACGTGGCCTGGGCGACCAGTCCGATCCACTCGGTTCTGACCTGATGGATCGGAACGTATTCGCCCTTTTTCACGGCGATTCTCAATTCCCTCTCTTCCACCTCGGCCAACAACTTGCGTGCCTTGAGTGCTTCCTCGTTGCCAACCGATGTCTTGCCCGCCTTGAGTCCGCGGACCCGGACGAACTCGCGCCAGTCGGCCACCGGCCAGAATCCATTAGATAGGGGTTTCGGCGAACCCTCCATTTTCTGCCATGCATTCAGCGTTCGACGGGTCACGCCCAGTACGGCGGCGAGTTCCACCAGCGTCTTTGCATAAGCGAGGGATTCCGTGCTACCCGCCGCCCGCGCCTCGATGCGCGATCTTTCGGCCACGGTGAGCGGCTTTCCTGCCGCGACTTTTCTAACGACGTTCTGAAAGTCGGCGTCGAGGATTTTCTCCGCGACATCGGGTGGCAGTTCCTTCGGCTCCATGCCGCATGGCGGGTGTCAAGCGGACCCAGCACGACAGGTGGCGTCACTTCACCAATTCCAGCCACTCTTCCGGCACCCAATTGTCCCAGCTTTCGGCGGAGTCTTGTTCTTCCGGATGGGAAATCTCGTAAACCCAGCGTCCTTCCTGTTTTTCGATTGCTACGACATAGCCTTCCAGCGGTCCACTCTCGTAACTGACACGCACCTTGTCCAATTCGTTGAATTTCGGATTCACCGGGCGTTAGGCTGCCAACTCTCTGGTGACGCGGCAAGAACAAAGGGGAACGTTTGCCTTACGGTTTCACAGCCACCCACCCGGCGAAATTGAGGTGCCGCCAGAAGCAATCGACCGAGGCAAAGCCCTCCTCGCGCAGCATCTCCTCGTTCCAGCGGGCGGTGACCGGAACCAGCACGCCTTCGAGCGAAAACCGCTTGCGGTCGATCTGGCTTTGGGAATAACCGTTCTCCTTCTTGATCCTGAGGAAGAGATCAACGAACGCCTCGTCGAGTTCGGCGGTGGCACCGAGCACCTTTTCAACCAGGATGAAGGCGCCGCCGGGTACCAGCGAATCAAACACGCGGCGGATGATGCGCTGGCGGTATTCGATGGGCGTGAATTGCAGCGTGAGGACGGAGAGCACGAGGCTGGATGTCACGCTGGGGAACTCGTGGCGAAGGTCGGCAGACTGGATGGTGACGCTGGCACCGTGCGGGTGCCTTGCGAAGTTCCCCTTGGCCGCCTCGATCATCGGTTCGCTGATTTCAAGGCCAACGTAGGTGTTGGCGTCGCCAAAGTTGGAGACGAACGGCAGGAGCGCTTGGCCGCGGGAGCATCCCATGTCGATGATGGCGGTGCCGGGTTGCACGAACTTCCCGCCGACCTCGTAGGTCACAACACGCATCGCATTGTATTGCGGGATGCACCGCTGGAGCATGTCGTCGAACACGGCGGTCACTTCCTGATCGAACTGCCAGGCACCACGGGGCACCACTTCATCACGAGGGGCATCACTCATGCCCGCGTGCCGGGTGTCAACGCGGCAGACGTTTGACGATCCGCGTCCCCTCGGTTAGGCAGGTGCCTTCTTCGGTCACCCAGAAGCACGGGATGTTGAATTTGGCATACATCTCCCGTGTTCTCGGGTTGCTCTCAATGGCGAGATAGCCGGTGTCCCTACCGTGGATCGGGAACACCGATTTCAGTAACAAACGCTCTTTGATGGCTGGCGGGTTGAACCATCCGCGAGGAGCGAAACATACATCCTGTGGCCGCCATCCGGTTTGTTCCTCAATGCGGTCGAGGGTCATGAGTTGCCATGCCTCGGGCCTTGCAGTGATGAGCACGACGGTATGGGGCCGCACAAGCTCCACCAGCCACTGGCGGTAGCACTCACCGGCGAGTCGCTTTTCCATGCGCTCGGGCGTGGTGCCGTGCCTAGGCGAGTTGGCCACCAGCGTGTAGTTGAGGTCCAGCAGGATGATCATTTTGATAGGGTAGTCTGAAGACGTTGGGAGAAAGAGTCCATGGCGCATTTCACGAGATCCATCCGGGTGCCGTCCGGATAGGGAAGATCGAACTCGAATTCGATGGCCTCGCGCAGGCGGGCCGAGTCAACCGGGCGGGCGGAGGCGCAGGTCGCGTTGATGTTGTTGGAAAAGTCGCGCACCTTGACCGAGCGGAAGAACGGGCCGAACAAATCGCGGAACTCAGCCTCGGTATGGTATTTCTGAACTTTCGGCTTGTCCTGAAAGTCGCCGATGCGGATGCCCGGTTCATAGTCGAGCCGGAATGCAATGTTGCCAGCGTTGGATTCGTTCATGAACGCCTTGCCCGTGACCTGCCGCCATCCGGACTCACCGGCAGAGGACGCGCAGGCATAGACCTTGGTGAACGGGCGGCACAGCGCGGCGCACAGCACGGCGATGTGTTCGCGGTCTTTGTGAAAGGGCACCGAGTTCAGCACACTGGCGATGAAGATGCTTGTCCAGTCCTTGCCCGCCGCCACCTGGGCGAGGAATTCCCGCGTGAGTTCCACGCTTTCCTGTTTGTTGATGCCGCCCGGACCCAGCCGGTATGGCTCGAACGGTGTGCAGTCGATGCCCTGCTGGCGGAGCAGGAACGTTTCCGTCAGGTGGCCAGCCCCGAAATCGAGGATGGTGTTGCCATGTTCCCTGGTCCAGCGGGCGCGGTCGGCGGGTTTGGCGATGTCGAAATCCTTGCACGGCTTCGCTCCATGGACTTCAAACAGGAATCCGTTGCCCAGTTCGCGCCGGACCCGGCGGGCGCGGCGGAACGAATTGAAGCGGAGCATGTCGGCATAGCGGTTGTGAATGTCGAAATCCATCGAGAGCAGATTCATCATGGCCCGGGCGAACTCTGCCTCCTCATCGGTGACGAATACGACCGGCGCGAAGGCCGCGCCCTTTTCAGCTAACATTTCCAGGCGACCGATGCCGTTGATGACTGATAGGTCCTCGCGGCAGACGATGGGCATCAGGATGCCGTGGCGGTGAAGCGTACGGGCGAGGTTGCGGGCATACTGGATCCAGCGTCCGGCGTTCGCCTTGCATAGATCCTTCACTCCGACCTCAGCGGGCTTCACGCAACGCAGGAAAGCGTCACTGCCGACCTCCTTGTCAGGGATGCGGGCGGCGAGCGCCTGGAGGTCTAGCGATTCAAGTTCGCGGGTGACCTTGCCGGGAGTGTGGTGAAAATCAAAATCGTTGGTCGCCCGGTTGAACACGATGTTGAGCGCCTTGCGCTGGTCAAGATCGAGCGCCTTGGTGTGGAAAACCGGAACGTGCGTGGCACCCATGCGCGATGCCACAAGGTGCCGCTGGTGGCCTGATAGAATTTCACCGTCCGCATCGGCGAAGATCGGGGCGATGAATCCGAGTTTGCGGAGCGACAGCTCTATCAGGTCAAGCCGCGCCGGGTCCGCTGAACGCGGATTGTAAGTGGAGGGATTGACCGAATCTATCGGTTCGAGGGTGATTTTCATAGTCCGAGGCGGCTGCGGATTTCCTTGATGACCGATTCCTTGTCGAAGCCGGCGTCCTGTTTCACCTGATCGCACCACGCGATGAATTCCTCCTGGGTGATGCGGAACCGATAGAGTCCGACCGCCACCGTGACATCGCTCTTGTCGAGATCCTTGTTGTGCCGGTCGTCCTCGTCATCGTCGTCATCGTTGTCGCCGTTCGGATTGAGCAGCCCTTCGAGGTCGGCAGGCTCGAAGCCCGCGAGGATTGTGTCGAAGTCCGCCGCCTTCCACTCGCTGGCGATCTTCTCCAGCTCGTTCAGGTCCACGGTCGAGAGTTCCGACAACCGGTTGTCGGCCACCAGCACCGCCAGTTCGTCGCTCTCGCTGGCGAAGTCCTGATAGTCCACCGGCACGACTTCCGCGCCGAGGTGTTTTGCGGCCATGAGGCGGCCGTGACCGGAGACGATCAGTCCGCTGAGTTTGGACACCGTGATCGTCTGCCGCCATCCGAAATAGCGGATGTTCTTGGCCAGAAGTTCGATCTGCCGCTGCGGGTGCGTGTTGGGGTTGCGCGGATTGGGCTTCAACTCGCCCACCGGCACCAGTTTATCGAAGCTGCACCAAACCTCGATGCCGTTGGCGAGCGTGCGTGCTTTGGGTTCATCCGTCATTGCCCGCATGGATGGTGTCAACGGCATGCCGGACCTGTGCGAGCAACGGCAGGATCAGCCGCCACGCATCCGGCGGGCACCAACCGAGGGCAAACCACTCGCGGCTGCCGCAGACATCCCGCCATTCGACGGTGACGGCGGTTTCCCTGCGCATCCCCGCCTCACGGAACCGGAACACGGCGCGTGACAGACGCCCGCTGCGGTCGAAGTCCAGTCGTTGGAGTCGTGTTTTCATGACAACCCCTCCGCGTCGAGCCAGGTTTCGAGATCGGCAAGCGCCGCCCGCACGCATCCACCGGACCCGACCGCGATTCGCAGGGATGTCGCTTTATCCACCGGCCAGCGGTGGCGTAACATGCTGGCGATTTCGGCGGTCGATGGTGTGGTGATCTTGATCGACTGGAACCGCGTCTGAAACCGCTCGGTCAGCAGGTCGAGTTGCAGGTTGCTCGTGCCGATCACGGCACGGCCTGGCGGCAATCTATCAAGATAACCGAGCAACAGGTCCTGAGCGTCGCGGGAACAGCGGTCCATCTCATTGATGATCCGCACCGAATAGACCCCGAACAGGGATGACATGCCGAGGCCCGCCATCCACTGCTTCACCACCTCGACGGTGACGAGCTTGCCGTTGAACTCCTCGACCGCCAGTGGGCAGCCTGATAGTTCAGCGGCAACCATGTCGGCGACACTGGTTTTCCCGACACCCGGCGGGCCGTAGAGCAGGATCTTCACCGGAACATCCGGCTGGTTGCGGAGATTGCGGGCTTTGGCCACCAGGCGGCGGGCGATGGCGGCCGCGGGACCGCACAGGTCATCAGGCACGGTAGGCCGCCATGCCATTGGCGGCGTTGCAAGGCATGGTGCCGGGGTTGGGTGAATCCTCAAGGATCGTAACATGGTCGTGTGGTATGGGGTTGGCGATGGCCCGGGCGACGGCCTCCGCCCCCTTGCGGTAAACGGTGACGGCGAGTAATTCGCCGTTCACCGTGACCGACCAGAAGCGAGTGGCGTAGCCATCGGGTTTGCGGTAGCGGGTGACTTCGATCTTCATCAGAAGTTGTAGTCGTGGAATTGGTGGCGTCCGGGGATCACCCGTTCGTTGTTGGGGGTGCGATAGCGACCGTCCTTGCGGAGGCGGGCACGGTGCATGATGCCGTCGGGGTCCGGCTGATAGACATACCGCTGGCTGTCGTTGTTCACGCAGTGACCGGCGAATCCGCCGGGGACAATCTCCGGTTTCCAGTCGTCCAACGCGGCAATGTCTTGCT